CTCAGACTGCTACTATCAAAGTTAAAAGGTCCAGGAGCAGTTCCGTGTGCCAGTATCCACGAGTCAGTGCTTTCGTCGTAAAGGAAACTGGCATTGTTCTGCGGACTTGCTGTAGAGGTGTCGCCCCGTTGAATTTCAATACCTGAATATATCAGTGATACACCTGGTCCAACTTCGCCGACATTCAAAGATATAATATTGTCTTCAACGTTTAAATTTGTAGTATTAATGTTGAAGGTATCCCCTTCGACTACCAGATTGCCAGTGACTCTTACAGACCCTCCACTCACAGCAGGTCCGGTGTCAAGTGTTATCTTGGCACCATCACCTGCTCGAATGTTGTAGTCACCATTGACTCTGAGAAACTGTCCCATTTACGGTCCTAGATTACGGAGTTGTTAGTGCAATTATACTTGCGGATGAATCGTTAACTACTGACCATTTATATCGTGTGCCATTGTAGTCCACTGCAATTTTATTAGTTAGTTTTGCAAGTCGTACTCCGGTCCCGTTTGTAGTGTATCCCATAATGCTCATTTCGTTAGCACCAAGTGCGCCGTCAGCTTTATCAACTAATTGACAAACTCCTACATTACCTGTACCTGAGCCAGCTGGTAATACTTTTGTACCGTCTTTGGTGTCGTTAACTAAAAATCTCTTCGACGAACGCTGACGTAGAATATATCCTTGTACAGATTCTGTGTTTGATCCTACTTGACAGTTTACAGTGATGTTAGTACCATCATCTAATAAACCAAAAAATCTCTTGTTTAGTGGGCGTCCCATTTGTTTCTCCTTGTGTTTGACGTTCTAGGTCTACGCGGCGGGTACCGCATAATAAATTCTAGATACTTTATTTATCCGCGGCTCAATAGACTCATCAGTTCCATTTTTTCCACTGTGGCTAATACTGTATTGATAGCATCTATTTCTTGTTGGGCACGTTCTAAATGATTTTTACCTTTTGTTTGTCTGTAATAAACAAGGGCGATGCTGTAATTTTGAATTCTGCTTTCGATAATATTTTCTATTTGATCAACATCATGCGTAAACATTGGAAAACGCTTTCTCCAAACATTAAACTGTTTTCTTAATTCTAGAAAATCTTTGTCTGATTCTATCTGCATAACTTAGATATTTAAGCCAAACAAAAAGGCCCCGAAGGGCCTTTTTGAAACGTAAAACGTTTGATTAGCTGAATACTGCGTTGCTGATTGTTACAGTACCTAGGTAGTCTGCTGCATTACCTAGAGAAGATGCTGTGTTTGTCAACTCAACATAACCATAACGTGTCATGAATGACACGACTGGTTCGAATGTTGATGGATCTAAAACAACACCAGAGCTCATTAGAGGAATGTAAGGGCAATAGAATGCCGCTGCATCTGACTCTGAAGAACCTTTGTAACCGATCAACACTTTGTCTGAACCCGAATCTTCAACTGCAAATGTGTTGACATAAATCTTCATTGCGCCATTCAATGTACCAACAAACTTGGTGTTTGTAGGTGCTTCGAATGAACCTTCTGTTGTTCTTGCGAACGCAGAAGTTGTAGCACTTTGAAGAATTGTTAGAGCTTGTGGAGAAACCACAGCCCAATTACCAGCACCACGACGTGTACGCTGAGCGATTCTGTTTGCTACACGGTTGATTTGAACTGCCATAGCGGCGTGCTCATCACCAACGAATGTTGCTGTACCAGAAACTGCTGACTGGTCGAAGTTTTCGTTGTTGCTAGAACCAGCAAGTGTTGTCAAGCTGCGGATGATTTCTTGGTCGATCTCAGCAGTGATCTCTTGTGCAAGAGCTGCCATGATCTCAGCTTCGATGTCAATGCCTTGTTGGGCTTGTGCATCTTGTGCTGCTTCGAATGTCCAACGAGCTGACAATTTACGTGTCTTAGCTTCGACGGTTTGTTTCAAGATTTGGATGCTTAGTTTGTTACCAGCAACACCTTCTTTTGCTGCTGTAGCATCGGCTTTACCTGGTGCAACACCAGAATAGCCTTCAGCAATCTTGAATGGGCTTAGTGCCTCTTCTCCAGCTGTTGTAGAACCACCTGTGCCGTCGCTGAAAGAATCAGCATAACGAACACGTAGAGTATGGATCTGACCAACTGGGCCTGTCATTGGCTGAACGCCAACTAATTCATTAGCGATGACCGTAGGCATCACACGTCTGATCACAGGTAGGATCACACGATTTAGGGTTGCAACGTTACCGGCGGAAGTTGCACCAGCTGTAGCACTCTCTGCCAAATACTTGCGGGTATTTTCCAGAGTTGCTGCCATAACTGAGCGCTTGTTACCATTTAGGCCTTCTAAGAGTGCCTCTTTGGTTTCCGACCAGCGTGACTCGAGTAGTTGTGACATTATAGTTCTCCTTAAACTTTAAGTCCCGCAAGCCTGCGGATGTCAAATATTTCAGCGGTTCTTTCCTCACCACTGAATTGTTGTGCCTTTTTATCGCCTGTAATTTCTTTAGCCTCTGTTAGTGCTTTCTTCGCCGGTGTACCGCCATTCATTACTGCTGGTAGGTATTTGTCGAAAGCTGCACGTAGCTTTTCAGTTTGAACTGATTCTAGTAATTCGCCCATTACAGAACGCTTATCACCGCCTAGTGGCCCTAACAATTCGCTCATAACTGCCTTGCGAGATGCCATATCCTTTGCGATGCGTAGTTCTGCTTCTTTGCTTTCTACTAGTTTTTCTTTATCTGCAACAATTTTTGCTGCTTCTTCTAATTCCTGTTCTTTTTGTTGAACAATCTTTAGCAGTTTGCTTGTCTCTGATTTCTCATTGAGATGGCTTGCAGCATACTCGCTGGCAAACGATTCAAAAATTCTGCGACCAAAATCATTTCTGCGAGCTGATTCGATGTCTTCTTTCAACTGAGTCATCTCAGACTTCAATCCCTTAGAGACTGTTTCTTCGATGATTTGTGATGAACGAGCGATGAATTCTTTCTTGATAGATTCAAACTTAGCTTTGCTTTCGCGAACCAATTTAACTTTGGTTTCAGCTAGGTCTTTCTTGTCAGCATGGAATTCTGCGATTTCTTTCGCTAGTGTATCCACGATAAAAGATTCATATTTTGCGACATTATCTGCGACGCGGTTGCGGTCTTCGTGTAATTCAGAAAGTTCTTTCTTAAGAGTATGTAAGATAAACGATTCCATTTTAGCGGAGTCATTTTTCATTTTCTTAGAATACTTGGCACGAGCTTCAATCAGGCCTTGACGATCTTCTGCAAGTTCGCCTAGTTCTGCTTGTAGGCGATCTGATAGCATAGCTTCTACAGCTTCTACCATTGCACCTTTGTCATGTTCATATTTCTGAGCGAACTCTTCACGAAGTTCTGCTGTGACTAGATCACGGTTTTCTTGAATTCTGCTTGACCAAGCGGATTCAATTTCCGATTTGATTTCTTCGGAAATCACATTGTTTTCAAACAGTTGTTTTACGATGTCTATCATGTGATTCTCCTACTGTTATTTGAGGCCTGAAATGATTTTTTTCAGACTCTCTGCTAGATACTTCTGTGCCTTTGGATCGCCTTGTACTTCCCTTGCTATTTTAAATGCATTATATCCACCTGTATTATTCATCAAGTGTTCATAAACTGGAGTTGGGTAAGCTCCCGGGGCGGAAGGTTGAGCTACTACGTCAACGGTGATAATTTCAAAGCCTTGAACATTACCACCGCCATCTACTTCGCCTGAGCCTCTGCTTGATACTCCCAACTTCACTCCCGAATCCAACATGGTAGAAACTAAATTCCCCATTGGAGTCGGAAGTATTTTTAGTTTTCCGTAGCCGTTAGGACCATCCATCCACATCTTGGTAATCATATGACTAACACGATCTAGATTGATTTTTAAATCCTGAGGATGATCAACTTCACCTAGCACTGAGTATCCACCAGAGATCTGTTCGTTGAGCGTCTTGACAGCCTTGCCAATTTCTTGAGAAGAATAAACACGCTGGTTTGCATTCCGAATATCGCCTTGGATGCAAATGCCGTTTAAGTGCAGAGTTTTCTTACCGTCCGCACTCTCATCTCGCTCCAGTACAATCTTGGCCTGATCAAAACTCAAATGTTCTGCTAGAGTAGTTTTCACCTTTGTCGAGTCCTATTATCTACGACCACGGAAAAGGCTTTGCTTGTTATCAGCGGACTCTTTAGCGCCTGCTTTCTCTGCGCCATGTCCTGGTTCTTTCTTGCTAAAAGCAGATCCTGCTTTGCCGCCTGGAACATTGATATTACCAGCATTGTCTTCTTTTGGTGTACCTTTGAATAGGCTTGATCCGCCTAGTTGTCCACCGCCAGCACCTGCATACTTAGGTGCTTCTTCTTTACCTGTTGCGATATTAGACGCTGTTCCGCCCATATCATTCTTACCTGCAACGATTGATTTAGCATTAGCACCGTTGTCGCCTGCTGTTGGCTTACCAA